CGCCCTGTGGTGGGCGGCAACCATGAAATCTATTCTAGATGCTGTCCTGTGAATCGCGCAATATTCATGCAGCAATCCCGACAGCGGCAAGCAATGCGCGCGAGTCCATCTCGTCGATGATCTCGAGGATGGCGATGATCTCTTCCTCCTCGCGGGCGAAGATCTCGACGACCTTGGTCGCAACCTCGACCTCTTCGCGCAGGCGCGACTCGCGCTCGATGCGTGCGACCTGCTCGCGCAGCTCATCAAGCGATGCGCGGGCGGCCTCGTACTCCGTCACCAGCTCGCCGAGGCGCTGCGCCGATTCAGACTGCGCTTTCTTCAGCACGCGCTGCGCCGCCTTGACCTGCTCTGCCACCTCCTCGGTGCGCAGCGACTCCTCGAACCTGGCGCGCTCGTTCGCCCAGCCACGGCGCTTGGCCGTCTTTCCGGGTCCGCCGCCTGCAAGCTGCGTGATGTTGGCGATCAGCTCAACGGGGAAGCCGGTGATGTTGTACGCGCCCGGCGTCGTTTGCAGTACGAACTGACCCGCTGTCGCCTTCTCGAGGTCGACGGGCGAGCCGGTGATGTCGTAATCGCCGGGCGTCGTGTCGAGAGCGCGACCCAGCAAGAGCGAGGGCGAGCTGCCCGTGATGTCATAGTCACCGGGCGTCGTATCCAGCGCGCGGCCGAGCAGAAGCGACGGGGAACTGCCGGTAAGGTCGTAAGCACCAGGCGTCGTGCTGACGATGCGAGCAGCCAGCAGCGACGGCGAGCTGCCGGTGATGTTGTAGGCGCCGGGCGTGGTGTCGAGCGAGTAGGCGTTAGCTGCGGTAGATTGCAGCGGGAAAATGAACCGCTGCGGCTGGTAGAGTTGCCACGGGTTCTGCGTCAGCGCGACAAGCTCTGAGTCGCTAAGGCTCCGGTTCCAAACCCAATACGCCGCAAGATCGCCAAGACCGTCAGTTACCGCGTTCTGACCGCCGATGTTGTTGATGGTGACGCCAGTAAGCGTTCGCGTATGTGCAGCAGTCCGCTTTTTCTCACCATTCCAAAAAACGGCGGCTTCTGCGCCAGTTCCTGATGACGAGCGGAAAGCAATGTAAACCTGTTCTAGGGCAGGGACTTGCGGCCCGACCGTGGTCGCAATAACGTCAGCTCCAGTGATTCGGATCTGAGCGTTGCCGTTGATTGTGGAGACGTTAAATAGCGTCGTGCCGGTTGATGCTGCGCCGGTACGCCATGTGCCGCCCCAGTTCGAGCGGGTTTTCGGAACGGCCGCCAAAATGGTCAGGCTCCCGTTCGTCGGAACCGTCCACTCATCACCGGCAGCGTAAGAGAACGGCCAGTTGGTTCCGACGCGGGAGATCAGATTCCCGCCAGCCCCCGGCTCGATAAGCGCCGTGGTGAGCGGCGCATTAGTGACGAGATCGCGCTTAGAAGTAGCAGCGCCAGCCCTGACGAGCTGGGCCGTCGCGGGGTGAGCCCAGTTGATCCTCGGTGGATACTTCGGCTGCGAAGTCCACTGGGCTTTAGGGAGAATGATCATGCGATGTCGTACTTGATACCAACGTACTTAAATGAGTCATCATTGACAGCGTTGTTGTAGAGAGCGGCTCCCGTATTCTGAGTGACGTATAGCCCCCAAAACTTCGGAAGAACTCCCCCAAACAAAGATGCTACCGAGAACGGGAGCACGATATAGGCTTGGTTATTTGTCGTCGCAGGGACGGCAACTGTCGCACCCAGTCGAAGCGCATTCAAAATGCCTGTGTTGGTTAGGTTTGCCACGCCATCAACGCCATCTAGATCGTCAAGATTGGTTGTCGCCAGCGATGTATCCGCGCCGTAGACGTAGATGGCAATGGTCGTATTCGCAGTCATGCCCGTAGAGCCGACCGAGACCTTCCCGGACACCAGCGCATCAATGTATTTGTCGGTCGTGTTATCCACCTGATTAGATTGCCGACCAGCAATGAATGTGGACGACGACGCAAGGTTTTGCAGATCCATCGTGATGGTGGTATTGCTGCTGTAATTGACTGTTGAGGTTGCCATTTAGCTCGCCCTCGCCTGCATAACGTCTTGATAGCTAACGCCCCGCCCGATGGCGACCACGGAGCGAGAGAGCAGCGCCGCGGCAAGCCCGCTGGTGCCGTACACCGCATCATATTCAGCCTGCGTAATCACGCCAGTCACGACCCAGCCGCTGAACGCCTGCAATATCGCCTGCTCTTCCGTATGAATCAGCGCCTCAGACCCGCTCACGATCAGGTCGAGGAACACTTGGCAGCTCGCCTGCACCGCTTCTGGCTGCTGGCTGTCGGTCGCCGCCGCCTGAATGCGCACACGAGGTCCGCCCGCTGCCCAGAGCATCGCAGAGCCCACGGTGATCGGCTTGTAGCCCGCCTCGCTCGGCGTGTTGAGCGCGACCGCGATGGCGTATGCGCCGTCTGATGTCTGCGGCTGAGACGACAGCGCTGGATCTGCGACGATCAGCGCGTTGATGGCTTGAGCTTCTTGTGGTGTCAGCATCGCTTAAACCAGCGTGAACATGGTGCCCGGCGAGGCGTTGTTGAACTTCAGCGTGAACGTCTCGCCTGCGCCGACCAGCGTGATGCCGGGGCTGCCGTAGTCGAACCAGGCGATCAGCGCATCCGCAGGAGACGTTGAACTGTCGTTGTACAGCACGGCGTAGCGGAACGGACCGAAGCCTGCGCCTGAGCCCGTCCAGACGATCTCGGTGCCGCTCACCGTCGTGGTGCCCGACACCTCGGCGATCGTGATCGTCGTCGTCTCACCGCCGGTCGTGTAGCCGCCGCCGTTCGCGATCTGCGTGATGTCGGTCAGGATGGTGTTAGCCGCCGTTGGCGCGCTGTTCGTGAGCACGACCTTGAACGTATTAGCGTCAAAGTCGTGAACGCCGCGCACGAGCTGCTCGGAGAAGTCGTTAAATTTGTTCCATGCGCTTGTTGCCATCAGCCCACCTCAACGCCGACGATTCGGCCTTTCTCGCGCACGATGCGCTTCGGTTTGGATATTGCCGCAATCGCGGCCTCTGCGTTCTTCTTGTTCGACTCGACGAGCGACTTAATCGCCGACTGGATCTCATCGCTGGCGCTGACGAGCTGCTTAGCGGCGTCGCTAAGGAACTCCTCCGCCGCTTTCAGCTCTCGCATCTGATCGCTCATCTCGACCATCTCGCCTGCCGCGCGCTGTGCTGCGTTGAACTTCATGGCGGTGTCGATGCGCAGGTTCTCGAGTTCGAGTAGCCGCTTCTCGCGTTCGATTTCGTCCTCCTCGTCCTCTTCCTTCTCCATCTCCTCGCCCTCCCCTACCGCGATCATCAGCGCAGGCGGGCGTTCGGAAGGCATTGCAGGAGCAGGGGAGGGCGCTACGCCTTGCAGCTTGGCCAGCTCCGTCGCCGTCTTGGCCTGCGTCAGCTCGGCGTCGGCGATGGTGTTGAGCACGTCCGCGCGCGCCTTCTCCGCCTTCGCCACCGCCTCCTCGGCTGCGGCTTGCAGGTAGATCGAGTTCGGATCGGTCGGTTGTTCTTGACCTGCGAGCGCCGCCATCTCCTCGAGTTCGGTCTCGGTCGGCTTGACGACGCCCATGCTGACCAGGCGCTTGCGGAAAAAGTCGCGCACGTCGGCGATGCCGTCGGCTTCCATGTTCATCATCGAGAGCGCCTGCAATACCTGCTGCGTCTCTGGATCGGACGTGATCGACATCATGCCGGTGAGGGCGCGCACAGTCGCCGCCTTCTGGCTGGAGCTGGACGGGCCGACATCCGCCACCACGTCGAACTTGGCGCGGGAGAGGTCGTTGTCGAGTTCGAGACGCCCTGTCTCCTCATCAACGCGCGGGCGCATGAGGACAACCTGCTGCATCTCGTTGGCGGAATCGACGCCCTTCATGGCGCGGTCCTCCTCGACGTAGACCTCCTGCGCCATCGAGAGCCAAATCTCGCCGCAGCGCTTCATCGCCTTGGCGAAGTTGCTGACGTAGATAAACGTCTGGTTGTCCAGCCGCTGCTGGATCATCTCGATAGCTTTGCCCGAGATGTTCGAGACGATCTTATCGCCTTCGCCCTGGTTGCCGAGGATGTCCTGCATGTCCACTTCGGTGAGCTGCAAGAGCGCGGCCATGGCGGGCGGAATCTGCGGGCTGCGCGTGTAGGCGACGGGGCCTGCGGCTTGCTGGCTGCCATCAGGCGTCGTGATCGGGTTGATGAGCAGATAGGGATAGTTCTTTAGGTTATCCTCCGCCCACTGGATCTGATGCCCTGCGACCTGCTCCGGCACCATGATCGGCTTCTCGACACTCGAGAGCGCCGAGATCTCGCCGAGCTTCGAGAGCTGCATGTTCTTCAGGCGCTGGGCGTCCTTCGCCAGGCGCACGTGCCCCATGCAACGCTCGACGTTATCAACGAACCAGCGCTTGCCAAACACCGGCACGATCGGAATGCACGTGCCTGCGATGTAGCCGCAGTCCTCGAGCACGCGGCCGCCGGAGAGAATGTACTTGTGAACGCGCCGCTTCTTGATGCGCCGCTGACGTACCTCGGTCGAGCCAATGGCGAGCAGCGTTGCTTCCAGCTCCTCGTCCGCGTCAAAGTCCGCCTGCGTGTACCGCTCCTCGTTGCCGCCGATGTCGCGCCACATGCGCAGCAGCTCGGACACCTCCTCGACGACGTAGTATTCGGCGACATACACCACATCGGGCGTATCCCAGTCGAACTCCGTCTGCTGGATCTCCTTCGGCCAGTCGGACGGACTATCGCCGTATTGCGCCTTGTACGCCTTGCGCGTCATGGATGACACGACAAAGCAGTGCTTGGCGTCCGCCTTGTCCTGGCGCTTGGAGTCGAGGTCGAAAAACACGGACGAGTCCGCGTCATAAATCGGCTCGATCATGATGCGCTGATGTTCGTTCTCCGGGTCGTACTCGTCCTCGTAGCACGTCCGCAGCCGCCAGGCACCGAAGCCGCCGCCGACCGCCTCCTCGAAGGCGTTGTCGTAGGCCTCGTTTGCGACGCTATCCTGTTCGTCTGCCCGGAAGAGCATGTCGCACGTGTCGGCAAGACGGTCGTTGATGGCGCCGTCCTTAGCAACAAAGTCGACGGTGACGCGCGAGTTTCTGTACTCGTTGATGATACGGATGACCGCTAAGTGAACCTTGTTGACCTCGAAGCGCGGCTTGTTCTCGAACTGGTAACCGAGCGGGCCTTCCCACTGCGCGCCGCTGATGCTGTAGAAGCGCCGATCCTGCAAGCATTGCAGCCGCTCGTCCCTCAGCGCCGACTGGATGTCGTCGAACTGCGACATTGCATCCTGGTGGAGCTTGTCGAGACGCTCGCTCTTTGTCATTCGGACCATTCGGTCACCATCGGTTGGCTATCGGAATCGGCGTCACCACGGCGGGCGTGGCTGAGACCTTCGCCCGGCGCACGCCCTCGAGCGCATATCGTAACGCATCAATGCAGTGATTGTCGCGGTCGGCGAGAGCAGGTAAGACCATGCCTGTCAACGGGTCCGTCTTGTAGCTGTAGAGCGACAGCTCGTCGATCAGATGCTGGCAGCGCGGGTGAACGACGATATCGAAGCTCTTGAGCCACTCGATGCCTTCCTCGACCGACTTCGGCCCCTTCACCGCGGGCAGAATCTTCGGGAAGCCGTGCCGCCGCATGTGGCTGATGGTCTCGGGACGCGCCGAGTCCGCGATGATCGGCCAGCGCTCGGCGTCCGGCACCGTCATAAACAGATCGGGCGTCGACGTGATCTCGCAGCCGACCATATATGCCTCGTAATCGACGTACAACGTCCTCCCAGCGATGTAGCAGCGGACCAGCACCGTAGGGTCGACTGCGAAGCCCCAGTCCGCCCCAAGCCGGTGTATGGCGTCTGGCGGGGCCTCGAACTCCTCGATGCGCCAGTTGCGGAACACGCGCGCCTCGCTGTTGGTCAGATACGACCCCATCCAGACGTGGCTGTACTTCTCGGGGTCGCGTGAGCGGTCGTATTCCATCTCCGCCTTCAGCTCATCCGGGAACCACGGGTTGTCCGTGTAGTTCACCTCTCGGATGATCGAGTCGGGCGGCGGAACCTCACCGCGGAGCAGCGCGTCGACCGGATCGCTCGCCTGGTTCGGGTTCCAGGTAAACCAAAGCTCGGACCCGCCCTTTCGCATCGTCGGTCGCAAGAGGTCGAGACTGCGCTGGCTTAGGCTCTGCGCCTCCTCAACCCACGCGCAATCGTAGCCTTCAAGCGACTTGATGCTGTCCGCCGTGTGGTTCTGCATACCCTGGAAGATAATCAAGCCGTCGCCGTGCTTCGACTTGATGACCGACTCCTGAACCTCGAAGTAAGCGCCCGCGCCCATTTGCTCAATCTTCAACTCGAGCAGGCGCTTGACCGACTGCGCCAGGCTCTTCTGCACCTCGCGCACGCAGACCGTACGCCGCCGCTGGTCCATCAGATGCGCCTCGACGACCATCTCGGCGAAGAAGTGCGACTTACCAGAGCCTCGACCGCCATGCGCGCCCTTGTAGCGTGACGGTTGCAGGAACGGGAGGCCCCATTCGGGGGTTTGGATCTGGAGGGTTCTCAAAACAACCCCTGCTGACACGCCGACGCCTCGGAATCGGGCCCAACAATACGCCGACGCGCGATCTCCAGGTACTCGGCCTCACGCTCAATGCCGATGAAGCAGAAGCCTTCTGCGACAGCAGCCTTGCCCGTGCTGCCCGAGCCCATGAAAGGGTCGAGCACGACGCCGCCGGGAGGCGTCACCAGCCGGCAGAGGTAGCGCATGAGGTCGGTGGGTTTGACGGTAGGATGGTTGTTGCCGTCGCCTCGATCCCGCTTGCTCGTCTTGGCGCAGTAGAAAAAGCGGGCAGCAGAGCCAGAACTGCCCTGAATAGCGGGTCCGCCGTCCCCATCAGCTCCATGAAAACCCATTCCCTTGCGGACGCCAGCGGATCGACTGCCGCTCGATTGCTGCGGAAACAACTCCACCACCTCATCGCTGCCGTCGTGGATCAGGTTGGCGGGCCAGCGGCCTGCGCTCAACTGCGTTATTTCGCAAGCGCCATGCAACCCTGCGCCATAAATACCATTGCCTTCACCCATAGGCTTACTGCCCTTTGCGGTTCCGCCATCCGTCCCCACCCTGCACCCATCCACATTCAGCGCCCCGGTGCCGTGCTCCAGCACGTTCGCGGCCACGGTGCCGGCCAGCGGCTTGCGGGCTACAGTAATCGGCTCAAGCGCAGGCTTAAGGGCGGTACCCCATCCCTTGTGTTCGCCGTCAAGGTTTAACGACTTTGGGAACCCCGACCCGTACACCCAAGCAATCATGTCGCGTATCTCAAACCCCGCGTCCTCGATCCGCACCGCCATCCGATGCTGCGTCCGCGTACCTGCAAACGCCAGCAGATGCCCGCCTGGCTTCAGCACCCGCAGACACTCTTGCCAGACCTCGACGCTCGGCACGTCGTAATCCCACCGCTTGCCCATGAACGACAAGCCATACGGCGGATCAGTTACAACGGCATCGACGGATGCGCTTGGCAGCGTCCGCAGCACGTCGAGACAGTCACCGTGCAGCAGAGTATGGCTCACCGCTTGACCACGCGCTCGATCTTCTGAATCGCCAGCGGGCCGCCGTCCTTGCCCGTCAGCTCTGCCTGCACCTGCGCGGGAATGATCTTGCCGAGCAGCGTCATGAACGCCTGCGGGTTCTCCCGCGCCTGTTGCATCAGGTACTCCGCCCCGCCGACGCCGTGAAACGCAATCTCGATACTCTGCTTGATCGTCTGCGTCAGCTTATTCGGCACGCCCTTCGGTCTGCCTGGCCCTGCGCCCATGGCCGCTGCGCCTGTCGGTTTGCGCTTGGTTTTTTTTACCTCGTCAGCCACCGGAGCCATCGCCCGCCACCTCAATCAATTTATCAAGATAATGGCGCGCCTTGTGTAAGTCCTGCACGCCGCCCTTGTCCTTCCATCTGGTCACATATTTTACAACATTTCCTTCAAAGAAGCCGAGCCCGTTCGCCGCGATGAAGTCCCACGGCTGGACGGTCTTGCCCTTGTAGTGATCCCCACCGACCTGGCGGGAGTTGGGGTCGTTGCTCATTATATACTCCGCCCTCAGAAATTGTTTTCGAGATTAATGCGGACGAACTTATAAAGATCTGGCCGCTTTGATTTCATTATTGTCGCGTCCTTGTTCCGCGACCGCAGCCTTTGCCCGAACCTGTCCCACCACAACCAATAGTTCGCCTTATTCTCAACGGGAGTATTAGCGAATACCTTCACCGACAAATACCGCCCGGTCGGATCGGTGTTTCTAGTGTAGACGCTCCACTCCGAGCCGTACATCTCGCGCAGCTCGAACGCCTCCTCAAATCCTTCGGGAACATTCCCAGAAAACATCCTCATCTTCTTCCTTCTCCTCCT